CTGTCTATTTTAGCTTTGTGAAGATGCTCAAATACGTGCACTGCTTGCGAGATACAAAACGCACTCTTGCCGGCGTTGCTATCAGCAGCCACAACAATAAACTGACCAGCCATGTGACTCCCAAGGCTAGATTGGAGGGATGGAAGGAACCAACTAAGGCCATTGCTGCTATCCAGTACAGATAAATCGAGAGTATCAATTTTAAAAATGTCATTGTCATCCTTATTAATGTACTGTGACTTCTTATCATCTAGCTCTTTAAGTATAATGCCAATCTTCGCCTGGTCAAACCCCTCGGCTATCACTTGCTCTATAGCGTCAGTGGCTTGTCGTTCTAATAAGTTAATGTAGACGTTAGGGCCTACCTCAGCATTCTCTATCAACGGAAACACAGTCTCTCTATAGTACTGCAGGTCTTCCCCTATCTCATCCCTACGATGCCACACTGATGAGAAGTCAGAATAAAACGTATTAAAATCAATATCCTTATGCTCTGGATACTTATCATAGTACTTCTTGTAATCGTCTAATAAGTTCTTAGTTATGGGTATTAGACGCTTTAGGTCTAGGCATAGGCTGAACTGGTCATAATTATAACGACTAGTCATACTCTTTAGCAATGCAGTCTCAAGCTCTATATCATCTTTTTTAATTGTCATGTGCTACCTCTTAGCTTGTTGTCTGCGTTCTTCACGGTACATAATTGCTTCTATGCGTATAGTGTCCTTAAGTATATTACCAAGTACTTTTAAAAGGCTTATACCAATGCACGCTAATACAACTTGGAATGTTAATATTGTTACAAGTATTATCTCAATCATAATCACTCTCCAGCAGCAGTAGGTTATCATCAAGCCCAGACTCAAATTCGAGAGATAAATAAATCTTATCAACTTCACGTTGTAAATATCTAACACCCTGCGTACTCTTAACTGCTTTAGCTGCTAACAAGGAAATGTCTTCATCTATCATCTCTACATTAAATATGCCAAGTTGTGCTAAGTCTCTATATTTCTGTGCCAATACACGGTCTCTAAGAATGTCCTCGAACTGAGTGGCTTTAAACACATCTAGTTCAATGATTGTATTCATACGTCCTACAATCTCCGGAATCAACCCACAAGCCAGCACTTTCTCCTCAATGTCAATCTCTTTAGCTGCTTTCTCGTCATGGGCTTTATGGTTGTGGTGGAACCCAATACCTGCCGGACTCTCCGCTTTATTCTTTGTAATATCCTCGAACGCCCCTGCGAATACATAACTAACGCCGGCAAACTCATCTTTGCTATCAAATAATGTTAAGAAACTACTTTGTACGTGCTTATTCCAATTACCACTACTACTGAAACTAACACCAAGTTTATCAATCTCGTCAATAAATACTACTGTCTGCTCAATGGCATACTCAAGATATGGGTAATCTTCTGGATATAATGTACACATCTCACGAGCGTTATCTGTAATCATCCTTTGAAAATCTTCTGGCTTAATGCCCCCACTGGCCCCTGTAGGGTTTAAACGTGTAGCGTCAATCTTTAATAGTGGAAATCTACTGATCTTCTGCAGGCTCTGAATAAGATGTGTTTTACCATTGCCACTTCGCGCAATTAATAGCACTTTCAGCGGCGATACTATGAACTCATCGTCCATCCCCTGAATGTACTTCTGACTAGTTCTTAATTTAGCTCTGTTAAGCATAACAATAAGAGCTTTCTTTGCTTCTTGATGACCTGTGACGTATTCATCAAGGGCTGCTAACAACATCTTGTTACTTTGCCGGTGTCGCATGATGTGCTCCTATTGTCTCTTTTAATTCGCTTGGGCTATAGGCCTTTGGGTCTTGCTCTGCTATAATGTTCTTAATAATTTTAGCGTCCAATTGTCCAAACCCGTATCGTCTATTTGTATAGTGTAGTATAGAATTGAGAGAATTGCAAATCTTTTTTGCAGATTCTTGCCCAGAATTAGTTTGTTTTGTATAATCATTGTCTAGCCAAACTAGAATATTATCATATTGCTTAAACCAAAGCTTTAAATATTCGTAGCTCACTTTAGTACCCCAAAGGCATACACTGTGTACATGTTCAGCTAAGCGTATGGCGCTTATAAAGTCTTCTACTATCACTAGTATTCGTGATTCGCGAATTGCGAATAGTGCCGGTACTTTAACCCCCGACGATACTATAAGCCTGGGCTCTGTATTCCAACGGGTCTGATAGCATACAAGCTCACCATCTTTGTAATATGGGAGTATAAGCCCACGATTTCCAGTTTCCAAAATGGAATATTTCTTAATCAGTGCCGCATCGACATAATATTTAGCCAGCCATTTTAAATTAACTATTGAGAATTTAGACGGGTCTGAACAAGCCTCAGGGAAATCCTTAACTCTATGAACCGCGCTATTTGATACTGTAAAACTATGATCGTAGAATATAGTGTAGTTACATGAGAAACAATGAGCTCCATTCTCATACGTACAAAATGGTTTGCCTTTATGCTGCAACCCACAGCTAGGGCAGTTGACACTAGACGTTAAGAATGTCACAGCCAATCACCATCCTCTAACAGCTCTTCATACGTTTTGTACGAAATATAGTTTGTGTAGTCTTTAGCATTATTAACAATAGCGTCTAAAATCTCTGATGGAACTATACACTCATTCTTATGTTTTATATATGTATTACCAGCAAAATACTCTGCGGCATCAGCCTTCTGAGCATCATCACCATAATGTAAATCATGTACAGCAGCTAATATAATAGCATATCTAAGACGTATATCACCAACCACTAGGTTTATCTCGTAGTCTGCCTTCTCATCTAAGTATTTACATAGTGCTACATAGACAGTGTCTAACTTATACCTGAATTTTCTTTTTTCCATTGTATTCCCTTAAGTTGCCTTGATACTATAAGCTTATACTTGTTTACATTACATTGCAAGTAATATTGTAATTATTTTTATTATTTGCTTATTTTAGGCAATAGAGGTCACTAGATACCTTTAGTTGACCCTTAAGCATCTTCCGGCATTCTATGTCATCCCTCAAGCAAATTATTCGGAACACATTGAGGCTAGTTAAACCTCTTTCCCTTATCGCTGTCAGTGTCTTAAGCGAGTATGTTACGTCAACATAAACCCGTTTTCCATAGCCCTCTACGAGGCGTCTATTGCCCCGGTATCAAAGGGCATGCTTAAGAGATGGCTGTTACCGATTGTTATTTATACACGTTGAGGTATACTAGCAAATCATTCGTGTGAGACACCAGTATATACTATGTTGACAAACAAAGCAAATTAGTGTATACTAAAGCATGTCAGAGAGGAGAGCATATGCAGAAGGAATTTGAAATACATTGCTACGATGAGAAAGAGAATGCTATTGATCGTATTACTGATATAGCATTCCACGCAGGGAAAGATTCTTGTGGATGTATGTTTAGCAACAAAGGGGTGCATACAGTTTATGGCGCAGGTAAGCATTCTGATGCTGTACGTGTATATAGCGCGTTAAAAGCAAATAACATAAATATTATATTTTGTGTGGGGGTTTGATGGAACTGTCAAAGATGGGAATTTGTGAACTTGCTAGTTATGAATGTTTATGTTTATCTAAATACTTAGATAGTGGAGGCGTACCTACTATAGGCATAGGGAGTACAGTTAGTGATATTAAAGACCTTCCGTTATGGTCTTATGACAAAGAAATAACAATGGAAGAAGCAGTTGAAATATACAAGAAAGGGCTTGTTAAATATGTTGCTGCTGTCAATAGAGCACTAACTAAATTATCAATTCCTCAAACACTATTTGACGCATTGGTTTCTATCTGCTACAATATAGGAACACAAGGAATGGCTACTAGCACATTCATGAAGCGTGTTAACGCTGGAGAGAGTTTAGATAGGATTGTAGAGGCAATGGCTAGATGGAATAAAGACAATGGTGTTGTTGTGAAGGGGCTTATTAATCGAAGAGCTAAAGAAGCTAGATTGATACTCACTGACCAATACAGCAGTGGTGGGATGGTTGGACTTACGCCTGTAGTTAATAAGAAGCCTGTGTATAGTAAAGCTGTGCAGATTGACTTGATGCAATATCTTTAACAAGCTCAAGTGAATATGTTGAAATAATAGTGTATTGAGTTGTATAAATTAGGTATATTAACACGAGGGAGTGAATATTATGGCTGTTAAGAAACAGAATAGAAATAAAGGATCTGCTCAGAATAAAGCTTATATATCTGAGAATAGAGCACTGAAGAATAAGAAGATTAAGATAGCTAAACACCAAAAGGAGCATCCGAATGACACGCAGCAAATTGGAACTACCCCCAACTACACAAGCAAAAAGTCAACCGGATACTTATTCGGAGCAGTTCAAAAAGGACTTTCGCCTACTCGTAAAAAGTCTAGCAACTGAAGACATAGCTCAAGTGTTAAAGATTAGTGAACAGGAAGTTAGAAGAATAAAAAGGACGTTAGGAATTTAAGTTTGTAGCCTAGAGGCTAGGCGTTTTACATACGTTGGTTCGAATCCAACCAAACTTAAATGTTAGCTAGGCTGAAATGCTTAGTGATCACCGGTGAAGCCTATGGCGAGTATTTGATATTTAACTATATTAGTACTAAGGGTTGGGGAATCCTAGCCGCGTTAAGCTGAAATATTCCGGCGGGCAATGCCACAGAGTCCGTAATGAAGCCTTGATCAAGCTAGTAGCACTCTTACAACTCTGCGAGTATAAACGACGAGTAGCGGGAAGAGAATAGCAATAATAATATAGTGCACCGCTTAAATAAAAAGCACTAAACTAAAAAGCCCCTTAATTGGGGCTTTATTTTTATGTCTAATATGGAATTAAGCTTCGTCTATATTGGAAGCCTTGTAGCCAGCTCATTAGGCGTTATAAATCCTGCCGGCCTGTTCTTACTGTCTGCTGTAAACACGCTTTGATTAGTCACAGCACCCACCGGCAAGTTACTGCTAGCTGGGTTTCTGTTATACATATACCACCCACCACCCATAAGTGCTCCAATCCGCACCTTCAATCCTGTAGCTATAGATTCTAAATCAAGAATACTAGCTCCGTTCTTAAATTGCAGTGGTATATTTAAATCTTCTGGGCGAGGAACCCATTGCCCTATGTTCCCCATATTGAAAGGAGCTACGATAGGTCCTAGTGCAGTTAATAATGCTAATTGTGTTAGTCCTAAATCTGGATACCAAGAGTTCTTTGGTGCTACGATGGCACATCCAGTGGATGGATTGCCTGCAGATATACAACTATGCCTATACCAGGTGGCGTTATATTCGTAAGATGATATGGCTCCACTTGATACATTCCTAAACGTTATAGTAAAATACTGTGTCCCGCTTGTAGTACCTGTATGAGATGATGGTGAGCATCCAGTTACTATTGAATTATTACCAGCGTTATAATAACCAACTGTCGCCTCTGCAGCAATACTAGCAGCTGATGCTAGGGTAGAGCCTTCTGCATTAAGTGCGTATGCTCCAACTATCTCATAGTAATAATCTGAATCCCAAGAAGTATCAGTTCCGGGATCAAACGAGCCACTCCATGAGCTAGGTGCTAGCATAGATAACACTGGGTCATTCATGTGTATAAGCATAGCACGTGACCCTGTAGTAAGACCCGTGATAGTGTTGATTACTATGTCACCCGCAATTTCTGGAGGGCTTTTCCCGTAATTGTCTTTCTTATTATTAAGCAGACTTTCGGCGTCATACCACCCATCCTTAGATGTATTGTCACCGCTTGCTATGTCGTCAGAGCCTCCCATATGACCTACGCCGCCAGTGCGAGGTGAGCCTCCATCAGTTGGATAATCTTTAACTGTGTCTTCCCCAGCTCCTTCCCCAATACCCCCACCGATATCACCAGATTTGTCAATAATACCGTTAGTAGAGCTTTGCCCAGTACTAGATACACCCTTAACATAGTCATTATAAGCTATTCCACGAGTTCCGGGAACTGGTGTTCCGGAGCCTTGTTCAACTTTTGTAGACAATTGACGTATGGCATCTAATAATTCATGATATTTACTAATACGCCTTATATCATCACCAAAACTAGACATTTTTTTCATTTCCTCAAAAAAACCACCTCCGTAAACGCTCTAGGTTGAACGATCTGGGTGTGGGTGATGCGTTAGTGTACACTAACTTTATCTATTCGTATAACGCTTATATGTAAGCTTTAGCCGTATGACTGATAAACAGTGTTGTCATTAGGTATGTTAACATTGTAAGTTACTGATTTTGTTAATACTTTATTATCCGTTAGATTTGTTGGTATTGTAGGGCTATCAACAACAAAGCTTTCTGTGTAGTTAGTGCGTATATAGTTACCACCTATGCTTCCACCTGACTTAAATGTCCATACATTGCCGATATACCCATTCCAAGCAGATGCCCCAGATGCTGCCGGGTCTTCCCCTAGATGTGTATCTAGTACAGCTCCGAACACATTGTTGATAGCTCCTTCTGCCGGCACAGTTGGGATGGCCAAAGAAGTTTCTGATACAGTGGTTGTACCACGATATTGCATTAGTGATATATCCGTGTAGCTATCACCACTAGCACCACCACTACTATCGCTTATACCCATAACATGAGTTATACTGTAAACCTTGCCTTTACCCCTAACCCACTTACCAGTTAACGATGCTGTATGCCTTAGCTCAATGCTGGGGAGCAATGGGACTTGAAACACCATCTTATTACGTCTATGTGACTTAAGAATTTGTGTACGCGCTTTTTGCAGTGCGCACATATAAACGTCATTAAACTTATTTCTATCAGTAACACCATCTATATGGAATGATGCGCCCATTGTATAGCTGTATGCCGTAGCTGATGTAAAATCATCGTAGGCATCAACGGCAGTGTACCCATATGATTGGTCCGACGGAATTTCTCCATACTTAGCGACAGACTCTGGGGATGTTACGGAAACAGTGTAGCTTTCTTTTATATTCTGATTGTATCGTTTATATGAGAACCAATTAGCTCCCATAGCGTAACGCTTAGAGTTATCAGCTATAATTGTTGGCACTGATCTATATGTAGGATTACCACTACTATCAAGTACTGGCCTACCGTTACTGTCTAGTATCTGCGCATTCTGTACACCAGTCTCTATCAGGCTCCATGCAAGCCATGTACCATCGCAGTGATAGAATCCAGATGCCAGCTGGTTAGTGAAATCAAATGAATCATTATCCACAAGCCATCCCGCAGACTGTGCCGCTGCTCTAATCATGTTCCTCGAAGGGCATGTAGGCATGTCTTGCAAGAATGGGCACACAGTGTTAGCGTATGGATGCAACCATGAGGTGTAGCACTGCGCTTGGTGATGCCGTACATACCCGTACTCTAAAGTTATATTAACCTTATTTATTATCTGGCTAGAGCTGTCCATAATTAGTTGTGGTTCACGTCTATACACACTAGAAGAACCGAATGTGTAGTCTGGCGTTGTCTTAGCTGTCCAGCTTGTTATGCTATAATTGTTACTACTATCGAAATCAAGGCTAGCTGGTATCGTTGTCATACGCTGAGTTATTCTATCAGCAGCATTTAGATTAGTGCCTAGAACGCCTTCCGCATAGTATCCGATGTAAGGCTCAATAGATGCTAGATTCCCTAGCAGTACACGCCTATCTGCTGTGCAGTTAAGAGTTAGTTTCTCTTCAAATACGTTTAGCTCCGGAACATCTACTAAGCCCGTGAATAGCTTAGTAACAACGCCATCCTTCTTAACACTGATAGTAACAGGCTTTGCTTGATAGTCATATAATGTATAAGTGTTTGGGTATAATATAATGCTAAACGATGCTGTAGTATTTGACCCTTCCGTCTTAGTTACTTTAATAGAGCCAGTTAACTCCCTTGCGGCGAGAGTCTTACCACCAACAGTGATTATAGGATCCCACCCATTCCTGTTATAGAATGAATCAGACGCTGGGGTTGTTATAACCTTACCTACCCTAATTAATGATGAGCCTGTGTAGTCATATGAAATTACTTTATAAACTCTAGCTATGTAATTTGAATACACAGCACCCATAACAATATCTTTACCGAAAGTAAGGATACTTTGGCTATCATATGTTATATCACTTACTGTGTAATCATTTAGTATTTCACTATTAAGTGTAGCATTGTTTAAAGGCATCTTATCGTTCTCTGCGAGCTGTTATGGACCCTGCCACCGTGCATGTTGATACCGCATAGCTTATTTGTGCTACTAAATACACCGTTGTTGTAGATGCAAGACTTAAGCGTTGACTAGGCACTGGCCCGCCAACAAGTAGCCCTGCAGCACCTGCCGGTGCGACTGTCTGTAATCCAGCTGCCGGCAGTGTAGCACTAGTAGTACTAATTCCTCCAGATGTATACAGTGTAGTAGTCGTTCCTGCCGCCTGAGCTTGAACAGAGCCAAATACATCCCAGTCACCTGCTGGCAATGATATTGATGTAACGTTAGTCAATGTGCCTGATGTTATAGCCACTGCCGATACAGTGCTTGTAACTACTTGTCCAACAACACCTACAGCAGCACTACTATTAGTTGTTACAGCCACTAATGAGGCTGAAGGCAGGCCTGTAGCATTAGTTAGTGTTAAGCTTGCGGGGGTTCCTAGTGTAAGGGTAGAGGCACTTAGGTTAACTACATCCCCAGTAGTACTCACCATATCTGCTTTTCTGTCTAAACTGTTAGCTGTAGCCCTTAGGTCTATAACAGCACCTGCTGTAAATGCTCGTGCTGTCGTTGATTCCTGAGCTCTTGTTATTGTGAATACACTACCAGCAACTGCTGTAACCGTAACTATTTCTATAAAGCCGCTTTGTGATATTGTTATTCTGAACTCTTCACTTGCCGCTATTGTCGGAAATCCTGTAGCACTAGTAACTGTTAGTGACGTGCTAGAAGATAGAATATCTGTCAGCAGTGTCGTACTTACATTATTTGCATGATATCGTCTTGTCATTATACACTCGACTGTTTAACTGCGTTGATATTAATTCCGAGCTCTGGTGTAGCTGCACTTGATGAAACTGTTGTCAATGCATTTGTAACGCGAACATAGAACAATACGGCATTAACTGGCTGACTTAAGATTATTGTGCCGAGTGTCAATGATGCTCCAGCAGTTGCACTGTCAAGCCCTATTGACGTCGACGCTAGTTTCATTTCATTAACTGAGCTAGTAGTTGATACTAATGTCCAGACACATGTACCGTCTGTAGTGGTTCCACCTAATGTAGTTCCAAATGTAGGGGCTGATGCACCAGTAGTCCCCGCTGTAGTACATACATATCTATACCCGTTTGGTGTTGCTGGGCGTATTGATGCGTTTAAAGCATATGCTGTTGATGCTACCCATGACGGTAGTATATACGTTGGTGTTATTACTATTGGGTCAACACCTGGATTTGATGATGCTCTGAGTTGTTGCCCTGTATCTGTACATCCAAGATAGAAGTAGTAGTCATGATATCCGTCTGACAAATCACTTTGTGCTGATATTGTAAGGTCTGTAGTCGCAACGGACGTAAGTCCTGCGTCTGAATATAAATTAAATGTTAAGCTTCCTAATGCCATTTCTTAGCCTCCACTAGCCATAGTTGATGACGCTTCTTTTTGTGCAATGTTTTGTACAACATCACCTACGATTTTCATAGCTCCACTAGAACTCGCGAACACCCTCATCATCCCGCCTTCGTCAACTGTTATCTTTAGCTCATTAGAACCACGCGCTCCAGCAGCATCTGTTATCTGTTTCTGTAATAACTCATATGCCCTAATCATACCAGCGTTAGAGTCACCATTTTGCAGGCCGTCATAACTATGTGCTATAGATTTTAGGGATGCCAAGTCTGATTGTATCTGCACACCGTTTAGTGTCGCCCCCTCAGCCATCAATGATTTTATTTCATTAGCTATTTCAGTGAAGTTTTTGTCTGTTATCTCTTTCTGAGGGGTTAGTATACTATTAAGATATTCCTGTCCAGATTGACCGCCAATACCTAATGTCTTATTTAAGACCTCGCCATTACCCATCTCTCTTAGAGCTGCAGCAGCTACGCTTGCAGCGCCACCAGTTTCGTCGAGGTTGCTGCTCAATGATTGCATAGCAACACCTAGTTTACCCATCCATCCTGCTACATCAGGCATATCACCTAAAGAGTGCTGGCTATTGAATACTGATGTAGATGCATCTGGTAGATCTTTACCAACCTCCCCGCCAATACGCATACTAGAAACTTGAGCTAGATGATCTTTGTTGTAGCCGTAGTCGCCATCTAAAACATCTAATGCCGTATTTGCTGTGTCTACTAGAGGAGCACCATAGTTAAGGAAAAGCCGTCTCTTGAAGTTTTCGTATTTAGTGGTTAGCTCATCAACACGTTTATCAACAGCATCGAATCCTGACGTATCTACAGGGCCACCTAACTTGTTAAGGTCTTCCCTAAATCCTTTCATACCTTGTCTGGCAAGGGATATTGTATCTTGGAAATTCTTACCAAATAACTTAGTACCTATATTAACTCTTGAATACTCATCTAAATTCTTCATACTATCATATATCAATGATAGGGCCTCGCTGGTATCCATGAGTTTTAGTTTTGCTTGATCTAAGCCGAGCTGGGAGAATAGAGGAGATTTGCTAGTATCGGACAAACTAATACGTAGCTTTTTAATAGTAGCCTCTAAGCTTCCCATCTCTACGTCCGAGCGTTTTGCCGCGAATTCTAGGTATTGGAAATTCTTTGAGGATATGCCGAGACGTTCAGCGGATGCTGTTAGCTTGTCTATGCTATCGTACCCATCTTTAAATGTACTAAGTGTTTCTTTGCCTATAGCCACGCCAGCTAGAATACCTCCGGCTTTACTAAATGACTCGGAAACTTTATTACCAAATGATCGTGCCGCTGATACAGCATCATCGAGTCTGGCTTTGAACTGTGCATTATCTGCAACAATACGTGTTAGTAATACATTCTCTTGTGTCATTTTTTACCCGGTCTTATTGTGTTTAAGAATGCTCGCATTTTATCAGCGTGGTAATCATCACTCTTTTCTGATTCGACTATATCATTAATTCTGTTTGCTTCTTCTGGGTCTTGTATCTTAAAGTATGCTACCCATTCCATGAGCTCGCTAGCGTCCATCTTATCCCCAATCTCCGCAACTGTCATACCAAGCTCTTTTGCTAAAGAGAATACAAATTTACGGAGTGGACGCTTTACTAGTTTTTTGCTAAATTCTCTACATCATTTGACTTCTGTTTATTTAGATCTAATATCTCATTCACTAAATGAAATAGATTCTTAGAACTCTTTTGCTTCAGTAGGTCTAAATCATCTATGGTAAATAGCTTATTATTATTATCATCTACACAAGCAGATAGTATTAAGTGCAAAGCCATCTCTATTTCTTTAGGCTCTGTAGCTAGGAATGCATCATATTCTAATTGTTCATGAACAGAAAGGGCACGGATTTTAACATCCCCACCCCATTCAGGCATAGCAACGAGCTTTTCCTTAAGGTCGTTACTAGCAAATATTTGATGTTTATTAATTGACATTTATATGTGTTTCCATATTTTGTTTCGTACAATATACCACACCTTGGGAGTTAAATCAACTCCACACAGGTTCTCCCGTGACGCGTAGTGTCGTAGTACCAACAGCAACTCCATTGGCCTCTACAGAAACTTCCATCGACAATACATACACTGTTGCAGTCCACACGTTCTTAGTGACTGATGGGTTTGTAGCTGGGAGGGTTATAATAAACTGTTGTGCTGTCTGTCCATCCATAGCATTGTACAAAGCAATCTGTCCTGCATCATCTAAATTCCAGTTATGGTTTAATGTTACAGAACCGAAGTCTTGTAGTCCCATTCTGAATTCACGAGCAGTACTTGCTAAAGTGGTTACGTCTATTTCAGCCGCTTTACCTGAGCCTATGCCTGAGACTGATTTAACGCCACTAATAGTTATGGGACTAGACCCACCAACTGTGTCTGTTGAAAATGTTGTACCTTGAGATAAAATAGCTGGAGCTGCCATTTTTGTTTCCTTTAATTAATGTTACGTGGTTAGTGATTTATGCTACGCAAAGGTAGTTTACTTCTACATAGCAATGACACCAAGATTCTATTCGTTGTATAGGTGAGATGCTAATATTTTGAACGTGTACAACAGTGCTACTGGATACTAAGCTTTGACGTTTAAAGCCATCTCTTATTATATCTGCAAGTAGTAATATTGGGGCTGTTCCTTTCTTTAACTGCGTGTATATATCTATTTGATACAAACCTTGATGCATATCTTCATTATTTAATGTAAGCAGTGTAGAACGTGCTGGCAGTAGTGTTGGTCTTATGTAAGACGTTCCTTGCGCCGGCTCATTCTGAATATTTTGATAAAAGATTGCTGGTAGTCCAGATAGTGATGCAAGCTTAGCGTTTAATGCATTCTGGATGTTGTTAAATACACTCATACTTTATGCTTCCGTTTAACTTCATCTAATATCGAACCAAACTCTTTGACGCTTATGCGCATCATGCCAGATGGTGCTTGTGTGCTATAGCCTGTTTCAACTCTGTAAGCGTAAGGCTGTAAATTCTCTATAACTATTTCACCTGTATTATCGGTGATTGTCCAACTAGCTTTTAATGCTCCCGGCGTGTAGCCTGCATGAGCTGGCCAGTTCCATAATGATGGGTCACCGACTGGTGTACGATCTACTATGTTGTTATACAGTATTTTGCTAGCTTCACGTATTATTTTCATATCTTCTTTAACTACTATGGCACACTGCCCAGTAAACTTCTTTTCCCAATCAGCTACATTAACACTCATTATTGCCTCAACTGTACTTTATACATTACATTAACACCCTGGTCAGAAACTGTTTGAACATTAACAGCTGTGAGCACTTTAGAGCCTACAGTGAATATGTCATTAACAAGTGGTGCTGTAGTTGACGAGAATATCAAGAGCGTATCTGATTGTTTAATAATAGCGTTATCAACCTGTGATGCGTTGTAAGCAGATGGGTAGCCATAGCCACTGTATGTTGTGTCTGTACCTTCAGTAACTGTACCTGTAGCTGAATCAAACGAAGCCACTACGTCACGTACCACTGTTATACTTTGCCCAAACTTCGTTAGCATGCTTAAGGCTGCTGCTGACATGTCCGATGCGAAACTCATATCATCCACGTCCTACGTTAACAACATTACCACTATTACCACCGCCAGCTAGTAGTTTCCACATGACGTTCTTAATCTTACGATTGATTTCATATTGTGGGGAGCCGGGTTGGTATTCTATCTCAAGGGAATCTACTTTCTGGCGCAACACTTGTACTGGGATGTTTTGCATCGGGTCATTGCCTTGGTCAATTGCCATAATGCATTCGGCAAGGCCTTTCTTTAAATCATTTGGTATAATTAAAGGGTCTACATAGTACCCGTCTATTATAACATTATACCGCGGCCATTGCAACCCCTGATTACGAGTTAATTTAGACCCTTTGTAGGATAATGTTTCTATGTAGTCCATGGCTTTGATAATTAAAACGCTGACAGATGTTTGGAATGTATATTGTCTATCCTTAGCATACTGAATAACATCAGCAACAGACAGATAGCTATTAGCGCCAGATACATTGCTTCCGGTCTCTACTATAATACTTGTTATGCTCATAATGTCACCCCGGGATACACTGTAATAGTGCCTTGAATAATTCTTGACTTAATACTACCTACTGTCTGTACTATATCATAGACTAAGCTCATAGTTTCACTAGGACCATCTCCTGGAGCAAACAAAGATGCTGTCTGGGCATTAGTTAACGACAGTGTAAATGTCCCTAGTGCTGGATTAGCATCTGGTGTGCATATAAATGATAACAATGGGGAGTCATCAGCAGCAGATATTTTAATCATCGATGCAAATGTGTAGCCTGTAATATTAATGGCTACGCCTGTGTCGTCTTTCAATGTAATTTTCTGGGCATAATCTGCACCACATTCTACACTTAAATTTAATGTTGCTGCTGTCATGTTATTTTTCCATAACTGTTAATTCGCCAGAGAAGAACGTAAAGGTTGTTGCTGCGCAGAATATATAGTGACCTTGATTTCCTGCAAAGTACTTATTAGACGTCACCAACTCATTACATAGACTACGCCATTACCGCCCGTACCACCAGCGCCGCCTAAGCCGGGGTTCATTCCTACACCCCCACCGCCACCGCCACCGCCGTGTGTACCACCGTTTCCTCCAGCTCCGCCGTTAGTGGAGGCTGTAATTGTTGTACCGCCGCCTCCTCCACCAGCCCCACCTGAAGCTGTGTTGCCGTTTGTTCCTGCTGACCCCGCTGTTGGAGCTGCACCGTCTGTACCTACAGCACCTCCCGAACCCGCGACGTATAGATTAGACGAGCCTCCAGCTGCTCCAGCTACTATTGCGGGGGTAGCATTGTGGTGACCTCCTGTACCTCCACCGCCTCCTCCTCTTAAAGAAGATCCTCCTAAACAAGACGTGGGATTTGCAGTGGAACCCCCCCCCCCTCCGCCTCCAAATTCTGAGTTATGTGTAGTGACGACGGTTGAAGTACCTGAAGATCCAGTACCTCCAGTTGTTCCTGTTGTATTAGGAGTTCCGGGTGCTCCTCCTGAGGATGATGTGGCTGAAGCTGCTGTTCCTCCTCCTCCACCACCTGACCCAGCAATTGCTGAAATAGCTCCACCACCCCCACCGCCACCGCCACCTGCAAATAATCGCTGCGAAGTACCAAAGGCTGAACTTCCTCCGTTACCACCTGAACCTCCAGCAGCCCCAGCAGCTCCAGCAGCACCGGCTATCCCTCCTGCACCCACTGTAACAGTTTCTGTAGAAGACAAATCAGAGGCTCTAAATAAACGTTCATTGTACGCGCCACCCCCGCCTCCAGCTCCCCCTTTGGCTACTACAGCTGTGGCTAATGAAGCGCCACTGCCACCGCCACCGCCGGCTCCGTACAATATTACGTGTACGTATGTGGGAGTAAATGAGGTGGGTTTAGTCCATGTGTTGGACCCTGTAGATGTGAATACTTGTACGTCTGTTGGTTGGCTTACAGCAATTGTTACAGGAGAACCCGAGGCATTATATGGATACCAAGATTTGCCGTCATATGCTAGTGATTCTCCAGCTAATAATGTGCGGCTGAATATGTTAACGCTGTTTGTACCATCATAATGCTGGACAACAACTGTGTTAGACACAGAACTGTCTGTGTTTAATATTTTAGCTGTCTTCACTTGACGTTGCGTGGAAGCTGCTGGAGAGCTGACAATAGTTGTTGTTGTGGCTGTTGTAACTATTGTGTTTGTACGTCCGGGCGTGAATGCCGATGTGCTTAAATCTGCCCAGCTGGTTTGTACATGCACCGTTGTAGCTGCGGATGTTGTTATACGTATAATGTCACTGGTAGATGATAATATCATGTTAGAACCCTACGCTTACGAATGCTAATGTTGAAGCTCCTGGAAAGGAACTACCTCCGCCTGATGCGGTTATTGTCACTGATTTGGCTGTATTGTCTGTTGTTAGCGTTACGTTTGTCCCAGCAACCAAGGTTAAGGAACCTGACGTGGACGCTGACGTAACGGTTGTTTGACCTGATACAACGACGTTATTAAATATGTTTTGGTCACCTGTGTTTGTACCGGATAGGTTTGCTACAGCAGCATTAGCTAGCATTGTATTACTAATAGCACCATTAGCAATACTTGTAGTATTGCCAGCAGATGTTACAACACCTGTTAAATCAGCGTTAGTCACTACAGTGGCTGCAAAACTACCTGTTCCTGAACCTGTTACACCACCTGTAAGAGTGATTGTCTGGTCGCCACTGTTGATGCCTGTTAATCCCAGGTCAGTTTTTAATGTGGCTAATGTATTTATCTCAGGAGCACCTGCGCCGCCTGTCTTTCTGTATACTAGTGAGCTTGTGGCCATGTCAGCTTGTTTAGCTAACGTTATAGCGCCTGCGTCAATTGTCCATGTAGCACCAGAGCCGCTAACTGTGATATCGCCTTTATCGCCGTCTGTTAAGCTGCTACCACCTGCTGGGGTAGCCCAAGTTCCATCACCTCTCCAGAATGTTGTACTGCTAGCTGATGTTCCTGAACCTAAATTAGTGACTGGTAAGTTACCTGTGACACCAGTATTTAGTGGTAGGCCTGTACAGCTAGTCAATGTTCCTGAGCTGGGAGTACCTAACGCATCGCTTTGATATACGAAGTTACCGTCACTACATGCAGTATTAAAGTTAGCTTTGGTATCTGAGATGCCAGTTAAGCTCGTTTGATTTCCTGTATTGGTTCCAGATAGGTTAGCTACAGCAGCATTAGCTAGCATAGCATTTGTAATAGCACCATTAGCAATACTTGTAGTATTGCCAGCAGATGTGACAACACCTGTTAAATTAGCGTTAGTCACTACAGTGGCTACAAAACTACCTGTACCAGACCCTGTAACACCCCCAGTGAGGGTAATGGTTTGATCACCACTATTAGTGCCTGTAAGTCCTAAATCTGTTTTTAATGTGGCTAATGTATTTATCTCAGGAGCACCTGCACCACCTGTCTTTCTGTATACTAAAGACCCAGTAGCCATATTGGCTTGCTGAGCTAGTGTAACGGTTCCTGCAGGAATAGTTGTAGCAAAACTACCTGTACCAGACCCGGTGACATGCCCAGTTAACGTAATAGTCTGGTCACCAGTGTTAGTTCCTGATAAATTAGCAACTGCTCCGTTTGCAAGCATTGTATTAGTTATAACACCCGAGCCTATGCTTGTAGTATTACCTACTGATGTAACTACACCTGTTAAATTAGCATTGGTGACAACTATAGCGGCAAAGCTTCCAGTGCCTGAACCAGTAACTCCGCCTGTTAGCGTTATTGTTTGGTCACCTGTATTTGTTCCAGATAGGTTTGATAGCTTGGTCTTTTCGGCAGATGTAACCCATTTGTTAGTTCTACCAGAGTCGGATATATCATCTGTGTTAAGTACTATATCACCGGTCGTATATGTATTAACGCTAGTGATTGAACCACCCCCACCTGTCTGGTTAACCCACTGTGCATTGTAATCAGTACTATTTATCTTAGATAGCACTTGTCCAGCAGTACCACCTACAGGAACACCAACACCATTAGTTCCATTGGTTCCGTTAGTACCATTAGTACCTGCTGCACCTGTATCTCCAGTAGGGCCCTGAGGGCCTGTAGGACCGCCAGAAACAATATTAGCCACTACGTTAGTTGTACTAGCTACGATATTTGCTGCGGGTGTTGTCTGTACAACGATAATAGCTGGGTCGGACATATGTATTTTAGCCTAAGAAGAAGAATAACAATTTATAAAAGAGCCTCTTGCGAAGCCCTTTGAAAATTACTAGCCTAAATGAATTGCTGCGAAATCAGGAAGCCATACTTTGGAGCCGTACAAGCAACCAATTTCAATCATAGATTTTTTGAAACCTACGTAATGAGACAGAGTGAATGC